CCTATGATAGCGCCAACTTATAAATAAACAAAAAAAAGCCCAACCTTTCGGTTGGGCAATTTTGAATAGATTTTCGATTAGACGATAATACCAACAACGGCGCGGGCATCAAGACAGATACGACCTTCTTCAAGGAATCCGTAGAAACCAACCTTTTCGACGCGAGAACCATACATGTCGAACTGACCATCAGGCATAACGTTGAATGTACCACCACCAGACTCGGCTTGGCGAGCAACTGGGCGAAGGAATACTCCGCGAGTATTATCGATACCAACACAAATCTGTTGTGTGGCTTGTGTGAAACCAACCTGACCAGTAGCAAACGTGTTGAACAACACATTATACTTTTGGTTAAGACCGAACTCGGTTAGTTCGATGAGGTTAACTCCATAGATGGATTGCATACCCGCGTTGGCGTAAATTTCGTCACGCATACGCTCAGATAGGAACTGATCGCGCTTAACGTCAGCACCAGAAGCAGCAGCCGCCGTGGTGTTAATCGCATTGTAAGCGAAAGCACGAACATACTGCTTGATTTCAGGCGAGATATACAAATCAGTGATACCGTTTGTATAAGGCTGAACTGGCGTGTTACCAGAATAGGACTCGTTAATCCTCTTAATACGAGTCATGAGAACGTTCAAATCATTCAAGAGGAAAGTACCTGCGGTACCTGCATTGATGACGTGCTGTAGATTACCAGAAGAAACAGTCGCGGTGCGAGCTTCGGCCAAAGCCTTAAGAACGACGGCCCAACCGTTACGCTCTTGCTTAATCAATACTTCATTGACCATGCGCTCGATAGCCTTACTGATGACATCCAAACGGCTCTTGCGTGCGTACTTCTTGTTAAAAGATACGGCGCTGTCAAGACGATAGGTACCAAACTTCAGTTCCTTAACGCCTTCAACCTGTGAGGTCGGCATACCACCAGCCATGTTCTGTGCCCACACAGTAACATAACCCGCCCCTTCGTTGTAGAATAGGTCGAGTGGGATTGATGGGTCGCTATCTTCATCATAAGCTACATCACGATAAATGCGAGCTACTGAGCCTTGAGTCATGAGAACTTCATGGATTACAGGACCCAAGAAGGCTGCAATGGCTTCTGTGGCTTCACGAGCTACGGTTGGATTCTTAGAACCCATCGCCTTAATTAGCTCAATCTGCTCTGGTGTATTCTTTAGTTGGATTTGCATAAATTTATTTTCCTTTTATTTGTTAATCTTATTAGTTCGGGCGGATATCTAACAATACTAATGCTGTCTTCGACATATCCGATCCGTTAAATAAACCAGTACCAGGCGCACCTGTGATTCCGAGGAACTTACCAACAATGTTGGCGGTCACACCAGAACTAGCGATTGTGCCGTTGGCTCCTAGATAAGCCGTATTACCTGCGGCAATGGCTACGCCACCGACCACAGAAACACCGCTGTATAGGAATATTCCGCGAGTAACAATCGGAACAGCTTGTCCAGAAATCGCAGCTTCCATTTCGGCAGCTTTACGAGGGTTAAACCTGAGAGGCATTTGGTTTTCGTCAAGTTCGCGAACGTCAAACAATAGCATACCGAACGGCTTATCGCCTGTTTCTGCTACGGTTACTTTTGGAACGACCCCGTAGCGTTGAGCTACAAAGTTATTGACGCTGAAAGCGCCCATGTTTCCAAGCATTTCAATTGGTTCGGCATCCGCTCGGAAACCGTCACCCGCGATTTTTACAAACGTACCCTTGGTCGCAAGGATTTGAAGGGGAGTCTCAACTACTGCGCCTGAGTAGGCATAGAAATTGATTACATCCTTTTCGTCATAGTCTCTGAATGGTCTTAGTGTTGGCATAATTATATTCTCCTAAAATTGATTGTATTGTTATTTGGTTACGATTACATTTTCGCGAGCAAAAGCTATTTGAGCCTTTTCACGTAAAGTTTGAGTAGCAGCAGAGCCATTTGGCAGACCGCCCTTGGCTTCTTTAGCTGCTTCGACGAAAGCGGCAACAGCTTCCTTGGCTTTAGCTTCTTTCTCGGCTTCTGTTGCTTCAGCGGCTTTGGCCTTCTTTTTGGAACAGGATTCTTCGCCTTCTTCTTCTTTACCTTCTTCACCCTTTTTGGCGAATGGTGGGGCTTTCTTAGCATAACCCTTAAGTAGGATTTTTGCCTTGGCTTGCCATTTCTTAAAATCTTCGTCAGACGCAATAGCTTTGATATCTTCTACGATAGCCGAGCGTGCTTCGTCATCTAGTTCGTAAGCTTCGGAAATCTCAGACATACGACCATTGAATAGTTCAACTTGTTCGCGGGCAAGTTTTTCAGCACTTAGAGATTCTACTTGCTTGGTGAGCTTACCAACGTTATCAGTGACTTTGACCAATTCATCTTTTGCTTCTTTAACAGAAGTCTCGGCTGTAGAAAGTTTGTTAGTGAACTCTCCCTTTTGCTTCTCCCATAAGTCGCTACCCTTTTTAAGTTCTGAACTAATAAATTCTGAAACTGCTGAAGCTACTGCTGTTGGAGCAACATCTTTCAAGCTTGCTTCGCTAATGTCTTGGAGTGACGTGATTTTCATAACTTGTTGTATTCTTTCTGTTTTTACATTTGTTTCGAGTGTGTGGGAAATTATATTTTCTTTTTTCTTATCAGATACCCCAGCAAAAGCGGGAGGATTAGTAATACCAACCTCGTCTTTAGGAGATATAGTAGGAGGAATATCGTTATTGACGTGTTCTTTCGTAGGTGGTTGACCTATAGCAGGTTCGATTTCTAAACCTACTTTAGCTACAGCAGGGGTAGCTACGCCCTTAACTTCGGCAGCAGGTTTTTCAGTAAAACCGATACCAATGGGCAACACATCATATGATGGCATACGAAAAGCAAATAAGTCTTGAAACTTACCATCGCCGCCAAGAGCAATTAACTTATTTTGGGCACTTTCTACTTCTTTGGGATCGTCAATAATCTTAGTCGCCTCAGACAGATTCTTTTTACCGCCTTCAAAGAGGGCAATACGATAGCCAGTAAAACCAAGCTCCCAACTAGCAGAAACTTCCATATAACTATCAGAAGTAGGATCACTAGAAGCTTCAATATAATCAGCTAGGTCAGGAGATACCAAACGCCAAACAATACCACCAAGAGTAATATTAAACGGAGCCGTCATCTTGGAGGCTTCTTCTTCACTTAATGGTTTATCCGAACCAAAGGCACTAAAGCCTGCCGTGAGAATCATGCCAATGACTTTTTGACGATTATGCTCAACATTAATAGGCTTATTAATAAAACTCTTATACATGGCTAAGGCTGTAGAGGTATCAATAATATCAGTATTTTTGTTGACGCGGTTTACGACACAAGCATTAAACGCTACAGGAAGAAGATCGTGATTTTTAGCCGTGTCAATTCCAGGAAGGAATTTACTAACTTCATCCAGTGAAGCTATGGCGAGAAATTTATCCGTTTCGGCAGAAACCATAGGACGGATTACCAGTTTGGCAAACGTCGTTTCAAATGGATACTTTTTCATGTCGTGATAAATTACACCTAAAATAGCCTTTAACACCCCGCTACTACACTCTGACACGGTGAATACCATGTACGAATAAAAGCAGGAGTAATTTGACCGCCCAATTCTTGATAGAAATAGCCAGACGGGTAATACGAACCTAATGGGCCATATTCATATTCTTCAAGAGGTAGTTCAATAGTTTTGTTGGTTGTATTTATACCAGGATATCTGGCCTCACGGTTTTCAAACAAAACATCAAAAAATGGTATGTAAGTAACATAATAATTATCATAATAAGCTAATACCAAACTTCTTATGGGTGAAGAACGATTTCCAGGAAGTCCTACAAATACTCTACCTTGATCACTGAGGATGTGGTTGTTACCAAAAAATTCAAAACCTAACGTCCCAGTGCGGTAACGAGAAGCTATGTGTTTCGCATCGATATCTGGCGGCTCTAACATGGCGACTTGACTAATGTTTGTATTGGTGATCGTATCCACATATAGATAATCACCCATCCCATTGACAAGATCGTTAGAAATTGCGTCTATCCGATAATCAGTAGGATCAGGAAAATATGCCAAATCTCCACGGCGTCTGACATTTTCAAGTCTCGTCTGAAAGTCAGGATACATTTCGGTGGTAGGCGTTGAATGCCAGTTCATCACCCCTGATCCAGACACGGGAGTAGGTAAGACACTAGCAGATTCAACGGCATATCGACCACCACTTACTCGGTTAACTAAAAATTGCAAAACATCAGTAGAAAAATATGCAGCAATTTTTTCTACAGGACAGGATGGTTCTAACGGAGCGCCCCAAGCGGGAATAAATGATTCACCATATTCTACCGTGGTTAGTTGGGGACGAAACGTAGTATAATCAGTAATACCATCAGCAATTAGTTTTAATCCATGATGAACTAAATTACCTTTCCCATGTAATGCACCCGTCCAGTTTGTCACAGACGTAGAATTCACGATATCAAAGGCTAGATCATGAATACCCGTTTGAAAATACAAATCTAAATCATACGTAATAATCAGGTAATCATCAATGGAAACAGAAATGTCCTTTAGTACTCGCGCAAACGCTTTATCTCCGTAACATAGAGATTTACTATATAACGAACCATAGGCAATAGACGATCCGTCTAAACCGTGGTCATTGGCAGTGATACCATAATCATCGTTATATTCGTAACAATGACAACCCCAACTGTTACGATACTGATCATAAATAAACGGCCTACCAGGAGTGACCATGAATTCTCTATAGGTAACAGCGGAAGTAAAATAAGTATCTACTGCGGCAGGCACACGCCATCCACGCGATAATCTTAACATCCCTGATTGTTCTAAAAAACCACAGGTATTTGGTTCATATTGACTTGTCCCAGCGCAATCTTTACCACCAATGTAAGAATAGGCGTTAACGGGGGCAGTTAGTCCTGTGGTACCCCAACCGCCATTCAACGATGCTAGTATGCTATTGGCGGTATTGCTAGTCCCTAACGAAACATAACGAAAGCAATCAGCAAAAGCATAAACACTAGGATAGGTTAATCCTGTAGATGTAATGAAATTGGGCACATAATCAGTAGCATACTTTAATTTTCCACCCGAAGCATAGACAGAAAATTTAAATCGACCTTGTAAACTGATCTCATCATTAAACCTCATAAATTAGGTATGCTCGGTTGGCCTACAATTAAGTGCCGTACCACAATCTGCCGACCAAGCAATATCAAAATACAAATCAAGTCCATTATCGACGCTTAATCCAGGATAATATCCGCCCGTCATTTGATTATGTAGATGATAGGTATCAATACCACTGTTATTAGGATATCCGTGGTTAGGTAGTAAACGATATCCAGATGTACCGATATTTTCTACATGATAAACGTATCCAGTAGGACGGACAAATCCCGAAGATGCTAAAATAGCACGACCAGCAGTATCTTGACTTGCCCTGTCATTAACAATAGTGCCAGTTACGGGTCCTGTATAAAATCTAATTTCAGCAAACTTAACTTGAATTTGATGCGCCGAATTAAAATCTGGCCAGTATATCGGAGCAGAGTTGGTTGGCTCAGTTAATGGCGCACGATTACCATCATTATTGACGGCACTATGTTCAATAATCCCACAATCTATTTGTTTGTTCCAAAAAGTCCTATCTGCACAAACACCATATACCCCACCCCATCCCGAACAGTTACTAGTAATAAACGAAGCATCGCCAGAAGAATATAATGGAGAAGATGGAGTCCCGTTTAAAGCTACACCTGTAAAAGTATAACCCACAAATCGAGTATCATATGGCTGAGGTACCGCTGAAAAGGCAGGATGCGTAGCATCAATACCCGCGTTATCAACATTCGCTATGGCATATGGCCCTTGAAACGTTTTGCGATGATAAATACGTTGAATATTCTCAGGCACAGAACCCGTATTATCTATAAACAATGAAACATAACAGTCTGCTACATTATGTCCTCTATCGGTTAAATATACATCGGAAATTAAACGATAATGAGCCATAGTACTACGACCCACAGAATCGAAAAATAACATGTCTACGGTAGGATATAATACTTTGTTAGGAAACGCAGCCGTGCTTGAGTTAAAGGCATGAACTAAAGAACCAAAACGAGTGTTGCTACCCATACTGGAAACGGGAGGGAACATAGTTCGTCTCGTCGCAGTTTGTGTGCGCCCTGTCGCTGCATTAAAAGGTAATCTATATATCCGAGTAGAAAAAATAGCTTTTTGCCCCAACTCTGGTTCAGTATGAATAATACCTGTCAGCCCAGCCTTTGCGTAAGATATCTCTTGATCATCAATGGTGTCATTGACCTCCTGATAAGAAATATTGCTCATGTCAGTAAGGTTGGTCGTTGAATAGTCGCGAACACTAGGGGTGTTTAACGGATAGGTAGTAGACTTGGCCCCTAGTCTGATATTATAAGGTAATGGTACTGCACTGTCAGGAATAGCAGTAGCAATTTTCTCGGTGGCATCATTGGCCCTGTTGTAATAGGTGTTTTTAACAGAATAACTTGCACTCGCTAGACCATCAGGCCCAGCCCAACTAAAATCCCCCACACCATTATGTAAACCTATTGAAGTCATTAAACCGTTAGATTGATAAGCCAGAGTCGTATCAGTTTGAGCATTACCGTCTAATGGATTAACATCAAATTCCGCGTTGTCAGGAGATAAATAAAAGGTCGCGTTATTTAAATCGGAAAGATAGGGTTCCATGATCATCCCAAGTCTTGGAACGTAGGAATTTCCGTTTCTATCAATACACATTAAACCAGGATATACTTGACGATAATAACCAGATAGTAAACCCCAACTCGCGACCAAGGGTTTATCGTTTGAAATATCAGCATTACCTGTATAAAAAGCCCCTTGGTCGAATCGCGTAAGTCCTGTGTTCTGTAAACGAACCTTGAGTTGATAATTGATGACGGCACGCCAACCAATCGGAATAGATAACTGACGAGTAATACGACTAAAAGCATATTTCCCCGCTGAATTGCCAGATGAAGGAGAAACCATGAACTCGCCAATGACTAGGTTCTCACCCATGACTACTGCATCTGTGCCTGTAGGTATAGACCATGAGCGAAAATAAGAAAATCCGCCAGGCAATAACAACGTTCCACAAGGAGAAGCAGCGGTCGTATTTCCTATTTCATATCCTTCCCAATTGATATATTGTCCCCGTTGCTGCGTGGGCAGAGTGCCTTCACCTGAAGTAACGAGATAGGTATTTACGTTGTTGCCAATACTTAAACCTGTAGTCTGAGAAGTTTGGTCTTCTTTAGTAAATCCATAATTAGGAGTATTACCACCGATACTATACCCTAAAGAAAGATAACGAAAACAGTCAACAAAAGCGTATTGAGAAGGATAAATTAAACCCGACGCGGTAATAAAGTTGTTAAACCAGTCAGTACTTTCTACCATTTTCTTACCACTGTAAAGGTCTACTTTAAATGCCCCTTCCATGCCATATTGTATTTGCGCTTTCATTTCTTATTATTTTACACTTCAAACCTCTGTAAAGTGATAACCAAAACTGCTCATTAAAAATCCTACATTGCCGCTACCCGAGATACTACGAGCCAAACGTGCAGTCAAAATCTCATAGGTAAAAGACGAAAAAGTGAATCCCACATTTCCACTACCACCCGTAATCCGTTGAGTTAATCCTCCTGATATGTTAATCGAGTATTGAGATAAATCCCAATTATTCGGTCGGTATTCTCCCGTCACAAACAAGGAATAGGCAGCAAGAGTATCATGTAAACCACTTTCACAATAGCCCGAATAACCGCCACTTAAACTGGCTAAATTCTGTAAACCACTTTCACAATATCCTGAAAAGCCGCCACTCAAAGTAGGAACATCAAATAAACCTGACGCTACTTCTCCCGTTGTATTTATCCCATATGTTCCTGAATCTCCTATTAAGACAGAAAATCCACCTGAGAAATTGAGAGCATAATTGAAGCTTTCATTATAAGCGGAGTCATATTGACCAGATATTCTGACTCGATATTTGGGAGACAGACCAGTTCCATAATCGTCATCTAAATTCCATACGAAACCTGCGGCACCACCGATGGCTAATTCGCGAGTAACATAAAAACCTGTCCACTCTGTATAATGTGGACTAGATATTGGAGTATCTGGTCCATCCCAAACACAATATCTCGCGAAATCGGGACCTTCCCAACTAAAACAACCACTACCCGTTATCTCGCTTTGATAAAAGCCAAAAGCCATTTAGACCTTACTTGCTAGCAGAACACTAGCTAAATAATTGTCTAATTGATGAGCGGTAGCGATTTTATTAACCTCTAAGACTCTAATGTTGTTAGTATCTTCGGGGTTAGTGCAATAATCATTTACTTTGGTCATCCATTCGCTCGGTTCTTCATTAGACATAATGAGTTCGACCACTCCTTGTGAGACTTCTTTTTGGAGTTTAGACATCCGTTTCACCTTATGAGTTTCTTTAAAATGAGCCATCACCGCGTTTTCTAATTGTTGAGCAACAAGCAAATTGTCAGAAACCTTTCTCAGACTAAATTGGGTTTCGGATGCGCTGGTACCAATGGGACTAAGTTTTTTGACGGTTTTTGGTCCCGTAGAACCTTCTGGTCTACCTGTTTCGTTAGGGTCTTTAGGCCCGCCAATTAATGGCGTGTATAAACCCTTATCCCGTTTTTTCATATAGTCTTTCTGTTCCTCATCAGCCAAAGTAGGATCAGGTAAAACTCCTGTATGTAAGGCGCGATATCCCTGTTCAGGAGTGAGGATACCAATTTCCATAAGACGAGCATAAATTTTGTTCATGGTCGAGTTATCTTTCAGTTCAATAGCTTCAAAGGAAGGGGTAGGATAGTTTTTAAACTTTAAAGACTTGGCTACTCGGCGCATTTCAGGAAGAAGGAAGTTATTTAAAAAGGCTTGCTGTCCCTGTTCTAAACGCGAAATAAACAACTCAACTTTTTGTTGTTGATTGGCAAATTTATCACTACTAGCGAATACGTTGTTTAGACCGATATTAATATCTTCGTTAACTGTCTCGTATTTTTTAGGATCGAGTAGTTCAGCAATTTTAGGAATAATGAACTCAGCTTTAGTAGTATAATCAGCAATTAACACTCGCCCAACAGACTGATTGGCGAATAGTCTTCTCAAAGATTCAATATGACGAGGATTGATACCTCCTTTATCGGGTTCTGCGCCCGTAGTCACCAAAAGAATAATCTGTTGCATGGTGCGCGAAATCGCCATGTCCATTTTGCGTAGTTCCGCTTTAAAGTTGATATCCTCCAAAACAGGATAGCCCATAGGTACTGCGAAGGGTTCGTAATCCTGCTTCTTATAGAATACCATGGAGACTTTAGTTGGATCAAGTGGAATATTGATGGTACGGCTACCTGTCTTAATTTGCTTTTGAATTTCGGGCGGTAAATCTTTAAAGACCGCAATATCTTCTTCGCTTTTAGGAGTGCGGAGTTGTGCGATCTCAAAATCAGTTAGAATTTTAAAATAGATTCCATAAGCAAAATTCAAAGTAGACATCATTTGAATATCGCTGGGATTTAAAATGATATACCGTGCGGGAATTCTCATTGGCTCGATGTGAAGCTCGTCTGGCGTAACCTTCAGACTGTTAGGCGAGAGATAAGGAGATTCCTTCATGTCTAAAGCGGCAAAAGCTTGGTTCATTTTCCTAACGTCGCCAGGTTGTGCGTCGGCATCAAAACGGTAAATGAATACATTACCCGAACGATAATACTCACGAAAAAATTTATCTTGTAAATCCCACAAGTTTACCTTTTTAAACAGGGCTTCAAAGAAATCTCGCGATTGCTGACTCCCACCTTGTAATACCAATGGACTCACTGAAAACTCAGTCATTAAATCAATGATGTTTCTAAACAAAGCGAAGTTGTAATAACATTTTTGACACAATACTACAGCATCACGAATATCAATAGAAGATTTACTGTTGCCATATGATGCGCTAGAATAACGGAAAGGGACTAGCCCATCTTCGATGTTAGAGAAACGATTCGTGCGCTGAATCGTACCCGCAATGTTGCGTCGAGTCAACGTTTGCGTAGGTTCCTCGGCGGCGGTAGCGACCATCATGGGTTCATATTCTGAGGCATTGGCGGCAGCTTTGGCAGCGGCTTTCTGTGCAAGATTTGAATCTTGGCCATTACTTGTTGATATTGTTAATTTCTTTCTTGCCATAAAGTACCTATTATACGTAATTTAACGTGTATGTGCAGTAATATTGTGGAATAGCGGCCACATCCGCCCAGCGTACAAAAGTATAAATACTCGTTTCTGTAGGATTAGGCCCAGGAGCCGTTACATTATACGGGAATTTAATGGTTGTATCCCAATAGATTAAAGTATATTCGTCATTACGTTTTGATGAGTTATTTTTAATCTTTAACTGCACTGTCTGACCTGATGAAATATATGCTGGATTAAACGCAATAGTCGTAGCGTCGTCTACTAGAGATAAATCTAAAGCACTATATGAACTACAAGCAATAGTATTAGTTGCTCCACCTACTAATCCTGATACAGTTGGACTGACTCTAAAAATAGGATATCCTGTATTTCCCGCGATACCCTGTGGACCGATGGGACCTTGTGCGCCACTAGCACCACTAATACCTTGTGATCCTAAACCTCCCAAGTTTAAATTCATCAAACTATATTGATTCCAATAAGTATAACCACCACTGGTACCTACGGGAGGATATGGTGAACCGTTAATAACCACTTTAATCCATCCCGCTGTAGAATCATAACCACTAACTTCGGCATAGAAGTATTTAGTGGAACCATAGTTGTTATCAGCAAATACAACTTTTTGCCAAGTAGAATAAGCCTTATTCTTTAAAACATCATGTTGAAACCAGATAGCATCTCCTGGAACAAAACGCATTTCGTCACCTGTCTTGTATAACCAAGTGATAGAACCGCTATTCACCTTATTAAAAGATGGACTAATGCCAGAGGTAGCATTAATCTCGTTAGTAAAGAAGGATGAATAATATTTATCCGCAATGCCCTCGGGACCCGTTGGCCCTGTTGCGCCTGAACCAGCAGGTCCAGTTGCTCCTACTGTTCCAGCGGGACCAGTAGGCCCGCCCGCAGGCATGGTAATATATTCTGAGTTAGTACCATCAGAGAATTGAAACCTTATCTGAGTACCATCCGAAGGATTACGATAGACTCCTGTTACGCTAACGCCAGGTGCCCCACCCGCTCCCAAAGGTCCAATTTCTCCTTGCGCACCATCTAGTCCAGGAGAACCTTGCGCACCTGTCGGACCTGTAGGACCAAAGTAACCAATAGCTAAACTCCCTAATACTAATCCTCCTAAATTAACTTCGGTACTACCATCGAATAGTGAGCCATCTAAAGCATAACGAGCAAAACCATACTTGTATCCTGTAGCTGCGCTATATTTAACATTAAAAGAGATAGAAGATTTATAGGGGTCTTCTGAAGTATTCCACATAACTTCACTATCTTTAATACGAGTAGCTAACGTAGCAGAGGTAATCCCGTTAGACTCAGGATAGATAATACGACCCGTATACGTACCAGTAGAGTCAGCAGTTAATGACCAAACTGTGAAACGCATGTATCCCGAAGTACCGCTTTCGTCTTGAAAGAAATTGGTGTTATAGGTCGCAGCAGGAATACCATAAATTGCAGACATGGCAGGAGTAATAGTAATGCCCGTAGTCTGTAATCCGCTTTGTCCAATGGTATAACGCATACCTTTAATCAGCGTGATAGTCGGATTAGAAGTTACATATGGATCGATGTTGTAAATAGTGACTTGAGGGGTAAGAGTAAGATTACTCTTAATCATCATACCTGTCAACTTATCACAATCAATTAAAATACCACCAGCGGTACCTTGTGGACCAGTAGCACCACTCGGTAGGAAAATGCCCGAACCTGTAGTCTTGTTAGAATACAATGGTAAAATATAAGATGCTCCGCTTGGAAGAAAACCCGTTAAGTTAATACCTGTTCCCGTGGCTCCACTAGGCAAAGGAATTACCTCACCACTTGTATTATTGGAATAGAGAAATCTTACACCGCCGCTTTGTCCTACCGCTCCTGTAATACCGATACCAGTTGCTCCTGTTGCTCCTGTAGTACCATAACCCGTTGGTCCAGTAGGTCCAATAATAGAAACTCCTTGACTGGTCGCAGCCAAAGTAAACTCGTTGACTCTAATGACCGCACCCAAACCTGAAGTATACGCAGTAAAGAAATTGGGTCCAAAAAAGATACCGCTACCAGAAGGAACTCGTAGATTATGAGCAAAGATATCTTTGAAAGGTAAACCTGATAAACCTAAACCAAAACGGCCCGATCCTGTAGGATAAATGTTTTGTCCACTAAAGGCTAGTCCAGAACTCTGTAAGATAGGGAACATCGCTTGTGCAATGTAGCCAGATATATCTGGTTGACTTAACTGGCGTAATCTTATGAGTGAGTCCATAGACCTTAATTACTATTTACACTAAAATCAAACAAAAATCGGTTCAAAGGTTTCATAACTTTGGGCGGGCGTATGGGTTATGTCATGATAACACTTCATACACCACGCTCCAAGCATGATAGCAGTATAATTGTCTCGGCGCATACGAGATGGGGTACTGTCCTTCTTCATGATATTAGGTAAATCAAAACTTTGTATACCTCGGGTGCTGGTTTTAACCTCAATGGCTGAACATTGATATCTTGTTTGTTGAATCAGTTCTTCTTGGCGATCAATAAAGTAGGTCATAGGCGATTCCCATTTTTCCAGAGAAGAAACATCAATAATTTTGTCGATTTCCAGATTGGTATCTGTGGCGCGATTAAAAGAATTCACACTACCCTTAATACTTCCGCCGAACCAAAGTTTTTTGAAATCAAAACATGTTTGTAACCATTCGTTACCTTTACGAATGAAATCAGAAGTAAAGTATTGGTTAAACACGATACGCCCGCCTATTTTATTGTAAGATCGTTGAGCTTTACGTAGTTCTTCGTTGTATTCTTCGCCGTCCTTTTCAGCCGCGAAGTCGAAAATCTTCAAATCTATTCTAGCATTACGAAACAATTCACTTTCGTTTGCGGCCTCGATAAATTGATACCCAGCATAGTCGATAATGATCATCTCCACGTTGAAATTGGTTAAAATGTAAAACAAATACTTGATATGCTCCTTGAGGTCTTTACCTGATTCTCCATAAGAATGAACGACAGTGCCGCTGGCTTTATCCCCCTCGTCCAACTCAATAACACACATGGCAAAATCATCACCCGTAGGTGAATTGGAAGCGTTAGGGTCAATCGAAAGGATATACTTGCGATCTTTCGCCCCACGTAAGAGTAGAGTAGGTTCTTCGCCATCTGGAACGGTACACGCCAGCATCTTATTCATGGAGAAATAGCTATCTGAACCATCTAGAAATTGCGCACAGTATTCGCGCTTAAAGGTCATCAAATTCGACTCATTACTTTGTGCTAACTCAATGATACTCTTATCAATACGATCAATCGGGACGGCTTCCCAAGATAATTGCGAAATAAAGTAAGTTGCGTTGTTCTCGGGCATGTCGGGACTCATTATCTGCTTGCGATATTCCTCGTATTTCTTGTACAAATATTCACAAGTATAACTGGCAGAGGATAATCCGATTAGTTTCTTATTGTTTTTGAACTGGGTCCTCTGTTCGTCAGTAATGATACCCTTTTTTACCAATTCGTCTTCCCGCGCACGGATGCGCTTGCGTCGGCGCATGTCTTTGGGCACAACTAAGTAAGGAATCAGGACTTTCTCCACCAAATCCTCAGACATTAGCAAAAATTCATCAATGAGTAGAATATCGGCGCGGAAACCACGAATCTTTTCGCCGTTTAGAGGAATGGCAATGATTTCGCCTCCATTCACGCTCCATCGAAACTCATCGTTACGTCGAATCTTAACGCCCATAGCTTGAGCTAACATGACTGCTTCTGGCGATTCGCTGATCTTTTCAATATGATTGAAAATAAACCTAGCAGTACGAAAAGTTGGCCCCGCCACGAGAATAGTTGTATTCGGATTGAAGATACACTGCAAAATACAATAAACTGCCGCCGTCCACGTCTTGGAAACACCACGACCCCACACGCAGAGAGTGAAGTTATTCTGCATCATACCTTTAAGAGTAATGATCTGGTCAGGATATAAATCAATGCCCGTCAACAAGGACGTAGTTAGACCCAGGTTTCGGTAAAGAAACTTGATTAAACTTATCTGAGCTTCTTTATCCTCTAGTTCTCCCTTTAATAACTTAACCTCTTGGTTAAAGTCCTTGATGGGGACGGTATTGTATTTTGGAGGATCGTACCACACAAATTTAAATGAGTTTTTTACTATCGTAAAGGAACTGTAAATCTACTTGTTTATATTCGCCATTGGAACGGAAAATCCGCTCAATGGCTTGTGCGGCTTCCTTACGATCAGCCACAAACAAGAACTGCACGGTAGGATAGGTCTGACAAATCTGACGCATATTATGAAAAACATATTCAGGACTGATATGAACATCCATGTTCTTCAAGACATTAGTATAGAAGTCATAAACACTTTCCAAAGAACTCTCCACCAACACCACTAAATAGAATCCTGCCTCTTGAGAGCGTTCGATCTCTTTGATAAAGCGCACGTAGCCTGATGAGATGGTAGTATAGAAGTCATTTAACGACTTGCGTTCAATACAACAATAATCAGTAAACTCATCGTCGTTTAAGCGATAGTCGCCAAATTTAAGCGCCTCATAGTTGCGCACAAGAGTAGGAAATACGAGGGGCTGCTGCTCGCGGGTATCACAAAGAATATGATGCTGGGCGGTGAAACGCTTCGCAGGTAGGAGGAATTCCAACTGAGTATGCTTGAGCTTAAAGCCTAGTTCCTGACAGGCAAGGTAATAGTTGCCAAAAAGCGTATTAAGATAGAGCATCCCAGGAATAGGGAGGGTGCGCAATTCAACTTGGCTAGGAGCGAAGGTGAGGACTTTACGTGCTTTCCGCATAGACAAAAACTGTCGCACATATGCCTTAGCCTCCGTCCGAGATACCAGAGCAAGCCACTGCTTGAGATTAGCGCGAGTGTTAAAATCAGCAGATAAGTAGAACTCTCGATTCTTAAATCTAATAATCTTGTTGTCAAACTTGTCATATCTAGCATAATGTTTTTGATAATATGCGGCCTGACTCATCTGGTGCGACTTTAGATGACGGTGCAATGCCACTTCGCTATCGTACCCCCTCAAACATTCTTTACACTGATTATCCATTTTGTATCCCTTCTTTTCGCAAGCCCATGATGCGCGCTTTGATATCTGGTAAACTAGAAAGCTTGACGATTTCCTCGCCAATCGCCTCCTGTTCTTTTTCGGCCAAAGCGATCAGTTCGACACGTTCTTCCTCCTGTTTCCACAGTTGCACCAAGTTTAAAATAGTAGCATTATCGCTGATTTGCTTGGACATGCGCTCGCTGCGCTGTTGTTTCAGCCCATCGAGTAAATCTTGTTCTCGTTTTTTGCATAAGTTCAGTTCTGTGCTGGCTTTACCGATTGCTTCGACCAAGGAAATCGAGATTTTCATGGTATCAGGATCATTACCAGAAATAGTCTCTAGAAGGTTCTGTAATCGAGTGCTACGTCGTTGAATTTCAAAGCCTTGGACAACGTGGTTAGCGTATTCGATGTATTGATCAACTTCTTCCTGCTGTAAATCCAGTTTATCATGTGTGGCGCGAATAAACGCATCTTCGGCCAGCTTGCGTTTGGTTTCCGTATCGAAGGTATTCATTTGAGCCACGAAACGATAGGTCTGCATGTAGCCCATCAAGGTATGGACATTCTTTTTTTGAGTAGGAGTAATCTTTTTGCGATCTTCTACAAACAAAATATACTTGTTGATGCGGGCGAGCGTGGCGTCGAAGGTTTTAGGCGGATCGTAGTCGCCCATGGGAACTTCGTTAATATCTTCTTCACTAAACAGGGCGCGAGGATTAAGCGTCTTAATGTATTCGTTAACGGCGCGAGTTTCACTGTTAAGATTGCTCAGATTATTGTTACTAAACAAAATCTTTGCCATCTCCAACGCATTCATGGTCGCTAGATTATTCTTAACATAGGTCTGCTGATTTTCATTCAGGGTAATCGCGGGGCGAATGGGAGTATAGTTAGTCAGGGTGCGGGCTTTTAGATTACGCTTGGCCAAGAACTGTTGTACAAGGCGAGCTTGCGCACTGCGCCCATCAAACTCGGCCCCAAAAACATGCTGCATGATTTCTTTTAACGAGGGCGGATTTTCAGGAGTTTTGTTCCAAAGATCAATGATCATCTGCTCTTGCGCAGGGGTCAAGTTCTCAGGATCGGGCGCTTCTAATGTATTTTCATCAGCCATACTAAATAATATCGATATCACCGTTATTCAAGCAGCGATGAGCTTTGGTAATAATACCCTTACGAATGTTACGAATTTGTTTATATCCTGGGCGACGACCCCGCTCGTTAGAAATATAACCCAACTTCTTAGCCACAACATCTTCATCTTCCCCTAAAATGAATAATCCCTCATAGACTTGCCATTCAATCGGTTTAAGGATTTCCTTCATTTTGGCGTGCATAGATTCGATGTGTCGAAATACATTAGAACCTTCATCGAAAATGTTACTGACCTCATTGACATGATTTTCCATGGAAACAGGCATTTTAATAAACGTGGCGGGCTGTTTACGTTTCTGCCAATTGGCATATAGGGGGCAACCACTACATTGAGTAGTATAAATTTTACATCCCGTATTATCAACCGACGCATCGCATTTTAAACAGGGGCGTGCGTAGTTGGAATAGTTGTTACGAATGAGATTGCGAATTTGATTGGTGATGACCGAATTGAGCCAAGGTTGAATCGGTTTGCTGGCTTGATATTGTGACCATTTACGAAAGATGTGAATCCGAATAATCTGCGAAACATCATCGAAGTCCATCCAATTTAAAGAAGTAAGATTCCATTTGTGTTTGCGTTTGGCAATCTCTGTATCAATAACATCAATATATTCTTCAAAAGAGGGGGCTTTATTTGTCATTTCTTAAAGTTCCTGCTTCTTTTTGAAACAGAGCCAAAGCCTGTTCGGGGTCAATACCCCCACGTTTAAAGGTATCATTAGGGTCTAATGGCTGGGCATTGGCCATGGCAACTCCAATCGTTTCTCCAATGGGGCGATCTTTGATGATTTCTACTTGCAGACCCGCTTGACGAAGGTTAATATGTTCCAAACGATCTATGTAATCATCATCGTCGTCGTCTTTAGCCACGGCAAATGGCGCGAAACTGGGGGTAGCAGGTTTAGGTGGGGGAGTTGGGGTGGCGGCAAGGGAAGATAAACTTGTGCCACAACCGCCACAAAATTTATCACCAACGTTTAGTTTCTTGCCGCAATGATGGCAAAATTTATTCATGCTCATACTTAATTCTAATGGTTTTAAAGGTTTTCTAATACTTTTTCTATACTGGCGTTACTATGAGATATGAATAAGTTAGCTGTGGCGCTCATGACGAAGAACGAATCCCACGTCATAGAAAGATGCTTGGGGAGTATTCTGAGCCTAGAACCAGATTTAGTTGTCATAACGGATACAGGATCACAAGACGACACGGTTGTAAAAGCTGGACTGTTTTTACAACATAACAAAATAAAATTTCAAATCTACCAAGAACCTTTTATCGACTTTGGTTATAATCGGTCCTTACTTCTCAAATACACTAGAAAAGCCTCAGAAGTAGAATATACTTTGATGCTCGACGCCGATGACAGTATCGAATATAGTCCTGACTATGACGCCCTTACGTTTAGAAATTCTCTCCATTTGGAAGCTTATGAAGTGAAGTATCACGACTCAATTCTTTCTTACTATCTACCCAAGTTGACTTCAAACCATAGAGACTTTAACTATTTGGGGGTTACGCACGAATATTTAAACACCGATAACACTTCGGTAGGGCAAACTACTTTTATTACCACTTTCCAACATAATGATGGTTCTCGCCGCCTAAATAACACGAAACATACTGACGACATTCGTTTATTGGAAAGAGCCTTACAGACCGATGATGGGTTACGCTCGCGCTATCTGTTTTACTTGGCACAGGCTTATCGTGCCCGCCATGATAATGCCGCCGCCCTGCAATACTACTACGAAAGACTTCGGGCGGGTGGATGGGTTGAAGAAATCTTCTATAGTCACTATCAATTAGGGCAAATTTATCAAGAAATGGGTAATGAGTATTTTGACAATTGTGTATCTCACTATCTGACGGCTTATACAACCTGTCGCCAGCGCGTGGAATCGTTGGTGAACCTCTATTATTACTTGTTACAACAGAATAAAAAATTATGGGCAGAGTCTATATGGGAAGTGATTAGAACCGTTAAACGCCCAAGTCAAGGATTATTTTTAGAAGATCGAAAATATGAACTTATCCACTAAACCGTTCCAACAACTTAGTATTGAAGATAAGGCGCGATTTTTTGTGCATATTCAGTCTTTACTGGTGAAGTATCATCCCAATAGCGATTTTATTTTTCGTCAAGATAACTCTGTCAAGCGTATCGCCCAAGCCAAGGATTTATTCGTGAAGTATAAGGGGCTTTGTTATGCCGACGAGAACATTGCGATCCTTTTTAACAAAATATTCATTTCGGACCCCACCGATGCGATTAAGGCCCTACGCGAAAACATGTTCCAGCCGCCCAATGAGAACTATAATGGCGTGTCACTTGATTTTGTCGTGTTTCGGAGCATGAATGATTGTCTCGATTTCTGCAAGAGCCAATATGACCCACAAATCAGACACATCATCTATAGTAAAACAGGACGACCACAGATTTATCGCGCCGAGGACTTGATTGCGCGAACGTTACACCTTCCTATTGGTGTGCCTTAAGGTGTTTGAACTTCTTGACTAAGAACTTTACCAATTCCGAGCGCATAATGTCTTCTTCCGTGAAAGTAAAGGTCACGACGCCGTGATCCTTACTATCCTGATCTTGAAACAACTCAAAAGCTTGAGCGAAAGCGCCCGACTTGCCGTTAATGTCACTTTGCATAGGATCAGCCAAGACAAAACACTTACTATACTTGCCCAAGCGGGTCAGGACAGTAATTAGTTCCTTTTGGGTCATATTCTGAGCCTCGTCAATGATAACCGCCCGCGCATTCCAGTTCTGGCCGCGCACGAAATTAACAGGTTGAATATCAATGCGGTCTTCTTTCGCCAGCATATTAATGTCTGAGTATTTTAACAGTTCTTCCAGCTTATCATTGAAGGGAATGCCATAGTAGGCCATTTTATCCTTGACTTCCCCAGGCAAGTAGCCCAACTTGGAGTCAGAGCTTTCCACTGCCGAACGCAAATAAAGGATATCTGATACTCGATGATCGTTCAGTAGCTCCAAGGCGGCGTAGGAAGCAAGCAACGTTTTGGCCGTGCCTGCGGGACCATTCACAAAGATAATTGAGTTATGTTTGTCGAGGGCCAGTTCTAAAAAGGTTTTTTGGTTGGGTGTCCAATTTAAGGGACGAATCGTAAGACGGGAACTTATCTTATCGCGCTGAGGAACAACGGGCGACAGGTCTTTTTTATGTTTCATATTAAAGAACTACAATCTATATTACACTAAGCGCGTGTAATAACAAATGAATATGTATATCTCGGGAAATAAATCTAACATGGCTTCACGTTTACACCAACTCGGTACGGGCGCGAGCCAACTCGTTTCCTTCCGCACGGAAGGACGATCTTATTTAACGGGTACATATGATCGCTTACTCTCAGGTAAATGGGAGCGCGAGGCTCGCCAGCAACAGTTCCGCTTTAGTGGCGCGGCAGGATTGACTACTCAGCAATTCTAATATTTAAGTTTTAATATGTTTTTACTTCCCATTAAAAGGGGCCGTTCCGTTTTTTCACTTTGACATTTCCAGCGTGGTGAGGATTTGGGGTTTACTTTTGGTTTTCGTAAAAAAGGCGATAATGAACACAGCCACCTGGTCGCAAACGTGTTCGTGTGTGTCAAAATTTTTCTGAAAAGTGCCCCTCCCCCGTGCCTAGCGGGGGAGGGAGTTTGAGGTTTACTATTCGCGCCCAACGGACAACACCGTTTGTGGCTTCACGTTGAACACCGTTGGTGCCTCGTCCCGTTCGCGAAATTCCGAAGCCAAACAAAGGGGGCGAACAAATGATTCGTCAACTTCGTTGCCGTCAACGAAGTAAACCGTACTGCGTACCATGTTGCGCAGAGTACCCGCCGCAAGGCGGCAGTACTCCTGCCCCTTGTGGTCAATAATCAATCCTTCACGCCCCTTGCGCCATTCGCCCCAAGGCAATGATTCAACTTCGCCACGTTCGCCCGCTTCAATGGCATTGCGCACGGTGGCAATGTTCGCGTAGTCCACACCGTACCTCACGCCTACGCGTACCCGCTTTGACACACTCTGCGTGGTTGTTTTGAGTGTTTTGAGCGGGCGAAGCCATTCAACGTACACACTCGCGCCTCGATTAGCCACTGTACCCAAAGCGGAAAACACTTGCTCCGCGTTGCCGTTGCCGTTCAGTTCGATTCTCATTTTGTTTTTCTTTCTTGGTTTACCGTTGTTTACCGTGCTTTACTTTCTCATGTACGCCAGGAAAGCGCAACACGAATAAGTACGGATAGACTATCCGTACTAATACTTAAGTAATAGGCGCACCTAACTTGTCCGTAGTAGTACGGATGCCAGGAATAGCGCCTAGCATGATTCGTGCCAACACAAATCGTGCCAAGTTCAGTTTTTACGATACCTTGCGGGGGCACGCTGTCAAGTATACTAAAAAACGCATAGCACGTCCCATGCCAAGTCCTATCCGTACTAATACGTATGCGTAGTTGTACGGATACGCTATCCGTACTCTTTGGCATAGACAAGTCACCATGTTTCATGTAGTCTTAAAACATGAAAATGAATCGTGATTGGAATCGAAAGGAAGAAAATTTGGCTCTAGCCATTGTGTTTTTTATGGCTGGTCT